GCGCCGCATTAAGACGAGCCACGACGGCGGGGTCGGTGGCGGTTTGCAATTCCTTCCGCAACTGGACCACTTGTTGGGTTGCCGCCACCAACCGGCTGCGCACTTGTTCGAACCCAACAATCCCGCCGCTCGCGGCACCTTCAAGCGCGGAGCCAATCTTCTTGCTATCCGCCTCTAGTTGGCTCAGGTCCGTGCCGACGCGAATAGTTACGCCTTGGTCAGGCATTTCAAAAGTTCCTGGTGCTCTGCCGACTGCCTGCTGCCTTCCGCCTACTGCGCCTTATGCCCTCGCGGGCAACTCCCCGCCGTGCGCAATGTTGCCGCCCCGCATTTCGGGCACTCCGAAACTTCCCGGCGCGTTTCGGCGCGTACCGTCTCGAGCATCAGCAATCCTCGCGCTTCTTCTGCCGTGATCGCGATTTCGCCGAACTGCCGCAACTGGTCGAGTTCCAGCAGATAATCGGCCCAGAGTTCGCAACCATAGGCGGCACGATGTGACGTCTGGAACCCGCGCACCCCCAGAGCCTTCATAAGACGCGCTTGCAGGGCGAGTTTGACTTCCTCCAAACATTGTCCCGGGCGCAACATTACGTTTCTTCGTTTTCTGCCGACTGCCGGCTGCCATCTGCGGACTGTTCTGTGGGTGGCTCGAACAACCCCTGCACCGCCACTTGCTTGTGAATGGCATCCATGAAATCTGGGACTGGGGGCTGGTAACCTTCTACTGAGATGATCAATTCGTCATAGAGTTTCACCAGTCCCGGCAGGCGCGAGAACATGATGGTCTTCAAGTGCCGTGTCCCGCCCACTAGGCGCGAATCCGCCATCAGCCGCTTGAATTTGTTGTATTCGTTGAGGGTCGGAATGCGGAAATGGTGCACCAGGGGACCATGCGCCACGCCGTCCATCTCGAGTTCCACCGCCTGGGACTCCAGATCCAAAATAAACGCCACGGGATTCGTCAGTGCCGGATCCTCGGCGGTTTTCAGCCGGACCGCCGCCAGAGCGCGTACAGCCAGTTCGATATGTGACGCGGGGATCTTCTCCCGCCAGACGTCTGGATAAATTTCAGCAATGGGACGGCCGTCAGCGCCGACATAACCTTCCACGCTGCGGATCGAGCCCCGCCACAGTTTCCCTTGCGCTTCGAGCTCACCGGAGATTTCCGCGTGGATTCCTTCCCCCGCGAATTCGTAAGTGGTGGAAACCCCCTTGGCATAAGCCAGCCAATCCCGTTGGGTCGGCCGGTTCAGGATATGCACCAAGGGGATGCCGCGATGGCGGAATTCCACCCGGATAGGCGCGGCTAGATCGAGCAGATTGGTGATTGTCGATTGTCGATTTTCGATTGGGCGACTTTCGACTTTCGGGTCTCGATCTTCGATTTCTTCAGCCATGCTTCACCTCATAAAATGGAAATTTGAAATGCCGCGAGAAGCAAGGCTCGCGTTACTCAAATCTCCTGGAAGCAAGGCCAGGGGTCTTTCTTGGCCAGCGCCGTAGAACGCGCCAGCCCATCGAATCATCTACCCATCGGCTCATCGGTCCATCCCGATCAGATCGGGATGGTCCGATCGCCCGATGACCCGATTTTTCTACGCCACCAAAAACGTCGCTTCCTTGTTCACCACCGTCACGCGGATGGGCGCGACTTTAATCTCCGCCGTCCCGGCGCCGCTGGTGCCATCCGCCGCCGTCTGCGCGTAAGTGAAAGTGGTGGTGGTAGGCACGCTGGCGATATAGAACCGCCCGTTGAAGCTGGCGTCAGTGACCCCGGCAATCGTCACTTCATCGCCTACGACGGCTCCGTGGGCCACCGTGGTGGTAATGGTGACCACATTCGAGGCGCGCACGGCGCCGGTGGGGGCGGCGGCGATGGTCTTGCTGATCAGTTTCTGAAATACCCCCTCCCCGCCGGGATTCAAGTCCCATACCACCAGCCCGGCGCGTTCCGTGATCCCCGCATCGGTGGGATGGATGGCGGGAATGTAGATTTCCACCTTGAATTTGTAGGCGCCAGTGATCGTCTCACCTTCCCAGACGAATTTCAGGCCGCGTTCGGTATCGCCTTCATAGACCGCGAGGAAATCGTCTGGATCGTCGGCGAGGAAGTTGAGTACGGGAACGATCTGGCGGGTTCCCACCCAACTATTCAGCCGGAAGAGTTTGCCGCCGGGCCCATAGGCCCAATCGTCCGCGCCGCTGCCGTTGTCGAGGGAGAGACTCAACCCCGCCACGCGTTGTTTGATGGAGGCTTCCGCGCCGGAAGCCCCGAAGAGGATATCGAGATCGCCTTCGAATAGCGGCCCCAGGATGGGATCAAGATCGAGCGCGGGAATGGTGGCTATGTCACCTTTGACGTAATCTCCGTTGCCCAACCAGTTCGAGTTCAACTGGCAGATGGTATTGCCGCGGGTATACCCCACGGACATCGACGGGCAGGTGGCCCCCTTCGTCTTGATTCCCAGGTCTTTCGCCGCCTTGAACCAATGCCCGGTCGAGGGCAATTGCAGGCCATCGATCAGCGGGTCCTGCAAGGTGATGATGTGCTGATAGGCGGCGGGCGGGCCGGCAGCTAGTTGCGTGGTCACCACTTTCCCCAGGACTGAGGAAAACAGATGCCCGGCCAGCAACGCGCTCAGCTCGAAGTTGAGGGGATAGGAGACCCGTTGGCGGGTCTTCGAGCGTGTGGTGGCGAATTCCTGGCCCACCCAGGCGGCGCGGGCGTTGGAGCGAAATTCATTGGCGATTTTGACGGGATTGAAATCCGTCAACCAGGTCGCATGGGTGAACTTCGCATCGATCAGCGCCGTCCCATAGGGCGATTCCTTGTTCGGCGACCAGGCGAATCTGCTTTCGTGTACTCTTTGCGGAACCATGTTCAAACCTCCAGATGTCAGTAGGGGCACGCCACGGCGTGCCCTTACAATTCTTCAAAAAACCCCGTCCTCTCGAAAAAGACTTTCCACTCTCCGTGGGTAACTTCGAATGGTTCCTGGGCGCGCGCGAACACGCCCGAAAACCGCGCCCCGCCAAAAGCCACATAATCGGGCGCCTCCGGCCTCAACCGGAACCGCACGAAGTCTTCCCGGCTCTTCGGCAGATGATCCGATGACCCGATGGTCCGATGGTTCGACCCCGCTCCGACCAAGGCGGAGCCGGGGCGGAGTGACCCGATGGTCCGATCATCCGATTTCTTCATGTCACTATCTCGCTCGCCCGCAGCACCAACTCGCAGTAATGACATAAAACCCCGCCAAACATCCGATGCTGGATCGGGCGCACCTGAATGCGCTCGGAAGTATGGGCATTCACGGTGCCACTCACCGTCAGACGCCGGTTGGGGTTGAACTTGCTGCGGATGGCTTCGATGAGATCCTGAAAGGTTTTCTCCGTGTTCGCGGAATCGTCCAGAGAATAATAGCCACGAATCACGATGTCGTGCGTATCCATCGAGGCCCCACCCACATGGTCCACCACGGTCGTTCCTTCCCGGGTAATCGCCCAGCCATTTACTTTCCCCTCCAAGACGAACAGGTCCTTGAAAGTCTTTTCATCGGCCGCCCAGCGTTCGTAGGCATGCACGGTGCCAATCCCGGTAACTGTCCCCAGGATGGTTGCTGTGGCCGAGATGATGTTGGCCAGGCTCATAAAGAAGTTCACAGTCGACAGTCAACAGTTGAAAGCTGGAAACCTCACCGCCCGATCGCGGCTATCGCGCCGCGAATCTCCTCCTGGATGATTTGCTGCACGTTCTGCTGTTGCTCGTTGAACGCATTCTCGAACATATGCACGCCGGGAAAGCCTTTGCGGCCGATCGACCGCGCCACCACAAACGCCAGGCTCCGGTCGGCATCCGCCGCTTTAGCCTTGGCTCGCTGCGGTTTGCCGCTCTTGCCGGTCACCGTGGCAACCGCCGTGATGGCCTGGCCGAGTTTCTGCCGCACCCAGGTAATCAACGCCTCGGGCGGCGGCATCCGAGCGCCGGGCGTGCGTCCCTTCTCCACCACCAAAGCGTACCGATCGGCGGGCGGCGACACCGCCACCACACCGTAAGGCGCCACCGGCGATCCGTGCATTTCAGAGAACACCGCGCCATACAGCGTCCCGGTGGCCACGGTCGCCCCATGCGGCGGGCGTCCTTGCTGGATTTTCGTCTTCACGGCGTTTTCCAGCAGCAGAATGGCTTTCTCGATGCCGAGTTCCGCGCCCGTGCGCACCGCTAGGGGATATTTCGCCACCAGTTCCTTGACCCCGGTAACCGTGATGCTGAAAATCTTGTCAGGCACAGTTCCCCGTTCCTTGTTCTATGGGACCTTGGTGAAATCCAGGCAGTAGCTTTTCCCCATCTCGAAGAAATCTCGCTCTGCCGGATCATGGAAATCCAACCGGACCGTGTCGGGCGGCCAAGGCCTCGAAGCTTGGTTGGCTTTGTCAACACATGGATCCCAAATCCGCACGAACTGCCCTCCGTCGACCGGGCTCATAAGGAACCTTGCATGGAATCTCTGCTTGAGCACGCGGGATTTGTTCCCGGTACGTCCGGTCTGTGATTTAGAATTCATAATTCACCATTCACTGTGTTCTGCCTTCTGGCTTCCGCTTTCTGGCTACTGCCTTCCGCCTTCCGCCTACTGTGTTCTCCTCGGATGGGTGAGCCTGTCTAGTCCCACCGAGAGATCCACATTCAAGTTCGCCGTGCCGCTGGCGGCACTCACTTCTCCGCCTTTGGCGACTTGCTGGTTATAAAGTTGCCGATGTTCTTTGGCCATCGCCCGGTACTGGTCGCTCTTCGTGCGATATTCCACCACATCGGCGCCGACGGTGGGATCACCCGTCTGCACCTTGAGCGCGGCGAGTTGGAGAAAGGCCAGAGAAGCGGCCAGATTGCATAGAGCCTCGAAATCCGATTCTGGGACGGTGCTTTCGATCGTCAACTGGCCCCCGCCGCTCGTTTCGTTTGTTCCCACTTGGGGATAGCAAACCGTCACATTGGTGGGCGCCGAAGCCGCCACAAAGTTTCCGTCGAATGATCCCTTGCCTACTCCGGCCAGCTCGATCTCATCCCCCGGCGCGGCGCCATGCGGAGTCTCGGTAGTCAATGTCACCACGTTGCTGGCCCGCACCGCTCCTCCCGGAGCGGCAGCAACAACCACCGAGGGGCGCGTTTGGACCTGATGCGGGGCGGTGAACCGCACTCGGACAATTTCGCTCGCGGTGGGGACATCGTTCAACAGCCGCAGAACCTTTCCTGTCGGGCCTTGATAAATCGCCCAGTCGTCATCCTCCAAGGTGGGAGGTTCCGGGTCGGTGGAGTGATAGGGGTACTCGATCAACTTGATTCGTGAGAACCCGTCCACCCAGCCGGTCGGGAGCGACAGATCGAAACTTCCTGCCCCGATGAGATCCGCCACCCGTACCAGTGGCCGGTCGTTCGAGTACAGCACGGCCGCTTGGGCGACGGCGGCGTCCTTATCTCCCTGCGACAGGTTCGCCGCCGCATCCTTGAGCAAAATATCCAGCCGTGCTTGAAAATCCGCCAGACCTTTACTCATCGGTTCATCTGGCCACCGGGCCATCTGCAGATCGTTCGATCATCCGATGGCCCGATGGTTCGATTTCCCTACGCGACCACTGCCTTGTACCCGCCGCGATAGTCCAGGATGTCGCCGGCGTACTCGTGGCGCACCTTGTACCGCATGCGGTCGTTGGAGAACATGGCCTCAGCCGTCGGCTGGTCCGCCAGGAAGAACTCCGGGTTCTGCCGGCCCTGGAGGAAGCCGATTTCGAGGATGTCCACGTTGCGGCTGATGTCGAACACCATCCAGTCGTTCAGTTCCGTGCCAAAAAGCGGATTAGCGAAAATCTGCTCGTTGTCGGCCCCGAACGCGTGGTACCAGGGGTTGGGGGTGAAGGAAGCATCCTGGTATTCCGCCTGGTTGAACGCAATGGCGATGGCGTGGATGGCCTTCGGAACCACCAGGAGATACGGACCCGAGAGGCCCAACTTCTCCCCGGAATCCTTCTCCGCCATGTTGAAGAAGGCCAGATCGACGATGTTCATCAACCCCACCGAGGTCGCAATCACAGCGCTCAATGCCGTGGTTCCCAGGTTGCCGTGCGTGGCGTGGAACCAGTTGAGTCCGTCGGCATCGTAGGTGGTGACGTCCAGGGCAAACCCCCAGATGTACTTCGCCAGAGTGCGCGCGGCGGAACGGCCCAGTTTGGCCACCTGGGCGGCGACGAATCCCAGGTCGTCGTTGATGATGGTGCGCCGGGTCACGGTGAGCAGGTTGCCGCGGGTCGCTACGGCGTAACTGATCTTCTCGTCGGTGACGGCCGGGATTTCTTCGTAGTTCTCATCCTCGCCTACCGTCGAAAGATCACCGAAGTACCCCACGCGGATGCGTTCCTGGTTGCGGAAGTCGCTGGGCGCGGTGACGCGGGAGACGAGTTCCATCTGCCGGTAGTTTGCGGCAGCATAATCCCGCAACAACAGCCGGTTGAGCGTCGAGGCCAGGGCGTAGGGGAACCCGGCCGTGTTGAAGATCTGCGTGATGCGGCTGAGTTTCGTCTCCCCCAGCACATCCGGGTCGCCGGTGTAGGCGGTGTAAGCCTGGCGCAGACCGCGGAAGGGAGGGACGTCCGGCAGGGGATTGCCCTTGACGATCTTCTCGACGCCCCGGGCATCAGTCTCGATCTTGAGTTCGTGACTCAGCCCGAACAGGCGGTCGAGTGCGATCTGCAGCTTGTCCTCTTCCTGCATGGTGATACGCACGGTCGGGCTGGCCATGCGGTTCTCCGGCACTACCCGGGCAAACGTCTGGCGGATTTGCTTGATATCTTCCTCGAGTTCCTCCGCCTTGAACGGCTTGCCCTTGTAGCGCCGCGCCACTTCTTCCGCCAGGGGCACGGGCAGGTTGGAACCCGCCAGAGCCTTCTGCAGGACCGCTTCACACCGGGTCAGTTCCGCCTGCTCGATCGAAGCGGTGGCCCGTTCCAGTAGGTTTTTGTCCGCTTCCGACAAGGCGGGTTTTTCCTCTGCCTTCTGCTTTCCGCCTTCTGCTTCCTGCACTTTGGGCGGCTCCAGCGTCGCCAGAGCCTGCGTCACTTTCTCCAGTTGCTCGCTTTCCTCCAGGTCCTTAATCTCCGCTTCGAGCCCCGCAGCCTTTGCGGGGTCGAACCGTTTGATTGCCTGGAGGATTATTTCGATTTTCTCTTTCATCTTGCCTCCTAAAAGGGTCGTGCTCGCTGTCCGCGCAGTCGAATCAAGCTCTGCGGTAGGACAAAATTCTTTCAGCCAATCGCCGACGCTGGCCACCGCCCGCAGGATTTTCCCCCCTGCCGCCGGCGGTGAGACCAGATCGAAACTTGCGACTTTGTGAATCTTTTTGACGCGGTAGGTTTGTTCTTTCCCATTGCTCTCCGCAATGTAGCCATTGGGTTCGTTGTTCGACTTTTCGGGTTCGAGTTCAACCAGGCAATCGATGCTCATCCCGGCGAGGCCTTCGCGCGCCTTCGTAATCGCCTGAAGCTTTTGGCGTATCGCCTCTTCCGATTTGAGCAGATGGAGTTCCGCCACCGCAGCCGTCGGCGTCATGCGTGGGCGCTCGATCGATCCGATCAGGTCCCGGATGCTGTGTTGCCAATCATGGTCGGCATAACTCGGCACACCAGAGAAAAGGGGCAGAGCCGCTTCGAGCACCTGGCGGGTCCAGTTGAGACGCGTCTTCGAGATCCCGACGCGGACAAGTTCGACTTCCCAAACCCATCCTTCTGGGCCGGCGGCTTGGCGGATGATGCCCTGCTCCCGGACCGCCAGGAATTGCTGCTTGCCGCTTTCCGGCCAGGCCATCTTCTCGGCTTCGTACATGGCCTTCAGCTTCGCGATCGCTTCTTCCTTGCCCGGTCCTTCGTAGGGCTGGCCGCGAAAGCCTTCGGGAGAGACCAGGGCGGCATGCGCGTCTCCCATCAGACCGTGATCCGGCTTGCCGTTTATGTCCCTCACCCGCAGGTGCCAGGTATCGGGCTTCTCAGGGTCCACGACGACGAGATAATGACTCGCCGGGTGTTCGCCGTCGGCTTCTTTCTTCGTCGCTCCTTGCTTCACGGTTTTCTCTCCTTCTGCGTCCGCTTGGAGGCGGCCGCAAATGCGGCGTGCCTCCTCCTCGCCGTGCCCCTGGCCTTTCATGTGGAGCACACAAGCAGCGAAATCCTCAAACCCCGCAAAGGGCATTGAACCATCGGTTCATCCCGATCGGATCGGGATGGTCAGATCACCTAACCACCAGCACGTTATACGTTCCCGCCGCCGGCGTGCAGGCCGCGGCCGTCAGCACGGTAAAGTAAATCGAAAGCGTGTCCGTGCCCGTCGCCCGCACCGAAGTCGTGGGACAGAGGGAAGTAGGCGCGGGCTGCAAGATCAACGCCAGTTGGTCGGTGGAAGTCAGACCGGTCACGGTAAAGGTTTGCGCGACGGTCTGAATGGCCGCTGAGGTTGCCGCCGGAGTGATCGCCCCCGTCGAAAGCATGAAGGCGGTGATTCCAACGCCCCAGGTGTTTTGCCAGGATAATTGAACGTTGGTTACCGCCGTGGCGTTGGTTTTCACGTAGGCCAGCACCGAGTTGCCCGCGGCAAAGGCCGTGGCGGGAGCCAGAGTGGTGGCCACGACGCCGGTGGGGCCGGCGTAGACGATGTTGCAGGAACTGTAGGCCGGACCGTCGCAGTTGGTCTTACTGGCAATCATCGTCAACTGCCCGGGGGTAGTCGTGGCGATGCCGCCACTGCCCAGGTAGATTTTGCCTTTGGTGTAGTTCACCTTGAGCAACGTGGCCGGACCGTAAGTGGCGCTCACCCCGTCGAGGGTGACCAGTGGGGCCTCGGTCGCGGGGCCTTTCAGTCCCGTCCGCCCGGGGCCGTATTGGGCGAACCCTGGCGGCGTCACAACGAAGAACGAAAGCACGAACGCCAGCAGCAAGGTGAGTAGTGCTCCCGTCTTGCCGTCGAACCGCAGTTTCTTGCCGTCCACGGTGACGTAGGAGTTCACGCCTTTGGCCTTCTCCGGGCCCTTGAAAATCAATTCAGGCGTGAGATCGCCTTCGTCGAATACTTTCACCACTTTCGGGACCACGCGGCGTGCATCCCGTTCCCCAATCACTTCCGAGCTGGGGACGACCGTCGCGAACTTGCCTTTCTTTTCCTCCGGCGGTTTCACCGGAGCGTTCTCTTCTTTCGCCATTGCCTTGCCTCCTTTGAACTGCCGACTGCCAACTGCCGATTGCCTACTGCGGTGTTGTCAGTCCGCCGAATTTCGCAAACTCGTCCAACCACGGCATCATCTGGCAGCCGCAGTTCACCGTATCTTCCGCCGCACCAGTCGGATCGCGCGGAAACATCAAATCTTCCCCATTCGGTCCGCTGCCAGCAAAAGTCTCGTCCACGGGAACCACTTGCCGGTTGATGAGTACGTGGTACACACGCACGCGCGCGGGCACGCCCGCGTGCACCCACATTTTCTTCGCCGGGAGGCCGCGACCTACCGCTTGTTCCAGCCGCGCTTGTGTACCGATAGACTGAATGCGCAGCACCTCGGTGCGGTAGATCGTTTCCGCCCGGCGACTGATGATGCCGAACTGCCCGTCCCCTATCGTTCGCCCGATTTCTTTGATGATATCCGTCACCGACTGCCCGCCCAGAAACGCCCGGCTCAGAGTAGAATTCAGGCGATCGCGCCCGGCCTGCGAAAGTCCGCGCACCAGGTCGGCGGAGTAATCCTGAGCCACCAGCAACTGCGTGCGGGAAAGATCGGCCAGGGAGGCGGGAGCACCCACCGCCTCGCGCAGAATGGCATCAACATTTTCCCGCCCGGCCACAAAACTATCCGCCTGGGCAGCCTTCAAAGCGCTGGCCAATCGCCGGTCGAATTCTTCCATAGCGCGTTCCGTAGCCCGGCGGAGCTCCTGGAGTTGATACCGGGCATAACTCGAGGCTTCGTCAGGCAGCCCGGCAATCTGGCGAATCAGTTCTTCGTGCGCCTGCCCCAGCGCCCCGCGCACCCGCGCGGTGGCCTCACGGTCAGCGCCCTTCGCCTGATCGATCAGGTCGCGTATGCGCCGCCGGATTTCTTCTCTGGTCATCGCCATCTACTGCACCGTTCCCGCTTCTTTTGCTTTGCCTGCCGACTGCGGACTGCCGCCTGCCAACTTCTTTCCTCCATAGTCCGTCTCACTCGGCTTCAGTTGTCCTTCCAGGGCCTTCAACTCGTCCTCGGCCTTCACTTCGTGCCCGAGCTGGCTCACCATCACCGCGAATATCTTGGCCGCTGTCTCGCGCGTGACCAGACTTTCCTGAATCGCCAGACTCAGGGAGGTGGTTACTTGCTGCACCGCCGCGCCGATTTTGCTGGAATCACTGGTTTCGAGTTCCGGGGCGGTGATCTCGACCGTCGAGTCGGCGCCACGAGGAATCGATCCGTGGGCTATGCCGCGGTCGATCACCACGCCGCAAATCGAAATCAGCATGTGCTTCACGAATTTCTGCCGTTCTTTGAGCGTGCGCACCGTGGGCAACCCCATAGCGCCGGCGGTGGCCAGATTGGTTTCGCCACCTTCGGCAAACCAGTGCTCGGGAAACCCCATGGTCCCCAGGATGTGGTTCTTGAACAGCCGCATCATGGTGGTGGTATCCTGCGAGCCCAGGTCGGGGGCCACCGCCTGCCATTCCACCTGCTCGTTGTGCGCCCGCAGGGATCCAGGCCGTGGCCGGCGACCATGCTTCTTCAGCCAGTCCTGGATTTCTTCTTCCCTTAACCCAGTCAACTTCACGTCCCAAACGAAGTTGTTCAGTAGATCGACGCGGTCGGCACTGGCGAAGAGCACCTGCTCGTAGGCATCCAGCCAATCGGCTTGCGCGAAGATATCGCTGCGCCCGCGGGCCCCCCGTTTCGCTTTGTTGATGGCAAAGTAGAAGCAATTGCCCATGGGCCGTCCGAAAGTGGGCGAACCGGGATCTTCGTCGGGGCGGAAAGGTTGCAGACGCGGGGCGTTGGCCTCGCCGACTTTCTGCTTCAAGACGATCTCGATGGGGATGGCTACACTGCGGTCCGCGCCGGCAATATCCGCCGCTGCCCCGCCGTAAATTATCTGGTCGATTTCGCTGGGATCGACATACCACAACCGCATGGCACCATCGATGGGGTTTTCGGTGCCCAGATACAATTGCTCGCCGAAGATCCCCAGCTCGCCCACGTAACTCGGTAGTTCGAGGTCGAGTCGATTTACTGGATCATCCCAGAACTTCTGCACCCAGTCCTGCACCCGCGCATCCTTGGCTTGAACTTTCAGCCCATCGCCGAGTACAAAGATTTTCGTCAGGTTGATGAGCCGCTTAGCCAGCGGGTTGCGATCGTAGAGATACCACGCCAACTCGATCATCCGGTCCTGCAGCATTGGCGAAAGATCGCGCGCGGTGTTGGCGGAAGAGATCCGGCGGAATCCCTGCTGGATGTCTTTCTCGCTCAACCCGGGATCGAGTAGGGGCGCGGCGGCGGTCACGCGGCCGCGAAGGGCATCCCAGACTTGCCTTACCCGCTTTGTTAATTCACCATTCACAATTCACTACTCACAATTCAACGTAAGAATCCTCTCACCCCGAACAATCCCCGGCGGGCGCGTTCGAGCACGCCCGCGTGTACGGGTTCTTCTTCTTCGGATTCTTCAATCGCCGCTTCACCCCGGCGTCCCGTTCTCTCCTCGAACACCGACCGCCGGCGGACTGGAACTTCTTCGATATCGTCATTCCCCGCGCAAGCCGCCGCTGGCCCGGAGGTTGCCGAGGCTGCTCCGGAAAGCGCTGCAGCCCAGAATTCGTCAGCGTGCCCCGCGTCAGTGCGCTCCGCATCGAACCGGAAATGCCCGGTAGGTGCGCTGTAGCGCTTGACCGCATTAAACGCCCGACGAATAGCGGCGGAGGCGGGAATGCGTTCCTTGCGGTTCTCCAGGCTGGCCTTCAAGCCTGTGGCCATGCGTTCCTTGTTCTCTAGGTTGAAGACTACCGCCTCAACCTTGGCGCCGAACTTCTGCACTGCCTCTTCCGCTAGTTGCGCCCCGATCCCCGTGGCATCGATACATGCCCGGCGGACGTGCGGCAGGATTTCGAACAGTTGCTGGCGCTGGATGTTGAATGGAGTGCGTTCCATCCCCAGGACCATGCGGGTCCAGAAGACATCCCCGACTTTTTCCCGCAGCCAGATATCGCTGCGATCTTTCTTCCGCCCGACGTCCATCCCAAGGAATAGATCGCCATGCGGGCCTTCCAGAAAGCCCCGAGGCAGATCAACGGTGGCTTCGGTGTGTTCCGAGACCACAATCAGTTCCATGGGGATGTAGTTCTCAGCGTCGGCCAGAAAGACGCATTCCTCTTCCTGCAGCCAGGTATCCTCATCATCGGCGGCCGCGCGCAATGCCTTGATATCCAGCGGGCAGCCTTGGGCCACGGCGGAATGAACGTCCACCCAATGCACCGACCACACGTCAGATTGCCACCGGGCCTGCGATGCCGCGCCTATCGCCGGCACGCCCAGTTTGCGGGCCAGTTCCCAGTATTTTCCCTGCTGGCCGTTGGGCGTGGAAATCACCTCGAGCTGGAACCCGCGTGAGACGATAGCCAGTGCGGCGCGCCAGATCTTGACGGGGTCGCGGTGAAACGCAAACTCGTTCAGCACTACGTCGCCGGTGTAGCCACGGATGGTGTCCGGATTGGCGGGCAGGGCCAGGATGCGCCCGCCGTTATGGCTGAAGCTCACTTGCCGCGCCTTTTCCTCGTACTTGGGGAACTCGATCTCCTCATATTCAAACTTCGTGCGTAAGGCGTCCAGGTGCATCCGGACCTTCTCCATGGCTTCCAGCGACTGCCGATCGCTGGCGGCAATCCACACCGTCAGACCGCCAAACTTGATGCGCTTGCGTACTTGGCGCAGGGTAGCGCAGAAGTCTTTGCCGATCTGCCGCGAGGCCACCCAGAACTTGAACCGCGTTTCGTCCGCAATCCAGGCTTCCTGGTAGGGATAAAGCCTGATGCGCGGTCCGTTCTCGCCGGTCTGCTCGGCGTCACTTTTTGGGTTCCGTAATGCCATACAAATCATCCAGACGGCGTTGCAATTCCGCCCCGCTCAACTTCTTCTTGCCTACATCGTCGCGCAACCCCCGCACTTTCTCCCGCAGCAAGGACAGTTTCTGCTTTTCGAGTTCCAGGCGTTCCCGGTTGACTTGATTGTTTTGCTCGACGGCCTTCACTCGCCGCTCTTCGATATCCCGCTTGCGCATTTCCAGTTCGGCGCGAATCACCACCTCGGGACTTACCGCGCTCTGCCGAAACTCTTCCGAGGCTTGGCGCTGGCGCAGCCAGCCGCGCAGCAGCACATCTTCCGGGACGTCGGGGTGCCGAGCCTTTAATTGGGCAAATTCGGCGGCATCCGCAATCGCCTTTTCCGCGTCCACCCTGTCCGGCAGGACCCGCCGCGTGATCCAGGAATAAAGGGTGGAAAGTGCCAGAGGCTTCCCGAATTTCTTTTCGTAGGCCTCGACCGTCGCCAGACGTTTCATTCTGGCGTCTTCGCAGGCACGGAGGAATAGCCGCTCGCCTTCGGGCAGCATCTCCACTTTCGTCCATCGCGCCGTGCGCTTGGGTCTGTCTGTCACCTGTCACCTGTCACCTGTAACCTGCCTTTACCTGGGTTGCGGCAACCCGGGGTCGAGTACCACGCCGTCGAAAACATCCCGGCCCTTGGGCAGAATGCGCACGCGAATGATTTCGCGGAGTTTCCTCTCCGTGCGCCGCGTGGTGAAATCCACCCAGCCGCGGTCGCGCATATCTTCCAGGTAGGATTCCAGCGAGTCTGCCAGGATGGGACAGCCGTCCGCATCGAGTTGCAGCCACAACTCGCGGAAGGAGACTTCCGTTACTTGGCGCGAGACGAGGAAAACCTTCAGGATCGCCTCGCGCACGGAGTCGTGATGTTGACGTTCGCTACTCTTGGCTGCTCCCATCGGTCGGCCTCACCCGCTTCAGTTCCCAGTTCATGCCGCGAATGCTGGCGAAGAGAATCTTTTGGTCTTCCATGATCAGGTCCACCGCGCGACTGCTGGTATCCGCCAGCCGCGTCCCAGTCTCTGCCAGCTTTTCCAGGGCCGAGATGCCGCGCTCTTGCACGGGGGCGATCTTATCGAAATACTTCGTGATCCATAGGGCGCCTAGTTTGTAGGTTACGATCGACAGGCAGACCACCAGGGCCAGCGCCGGGCTGGCTTCCATTAAGAGCTTTTCCAGCACGCCCATGTATTTCTCCCCCTCGCCTCGCGGCCCTACGCCCTTGCTTGGTACTTTCCGCCTACAACCTTCTGGCCATATATCGGCAGGTAGACGGCGCGTTCAAAGGGACTCTCATCTCCGCCGAATTCTCTGCTAAAGAAATCCTCGATCTGCTTGGTGGGCGAGTACCATGCGAAGATTTCGGGTTCCGTCAGCATCCGAAAGTGTTGCAGACACATGGGACCGGGAAATACGCACGCCCTCTCCGATTCGCAACGTTCGTCCATCGCTCGTGGTTTTCCTCACCTCGCCGTCGCCCTGCCCAATCCGTATCCCCCGAGGCCGCCCAAGACGATGCCCACGGGAAACTTCACCCGGTTCCAGACGCGATGAATCCAGGGGCCTTGCACTGTCTTCACTTGGACCTTAGCCAGATCGTCGCGTTTCTCGAAGGCGCGCTTTTCCAGATCGAGCGCTTGCTTCAGCTCGCGGACCTGAGAGGTCAACTCAGAACGCTGAACATCGAACATTGAATTCCGGGCTTCGCAGTTCTTGTTCTGCGCCTCAGAGATTCCTAGTTGCTCTCGGCAGGCGTCGCGGTCGGTGATGATTTCGAGCACTCGCCGCGCGCCTTCGCTGTCATCCTGAGCGAAGCGAAGGATCCCCGCAGTGGCAATTGTTTTCTGCAACTCCGGCCCCAGTTGGTCTGCCGGCAACGCCGCGATCCGCGCCTTTTCCGCCGCTGTTTCGGCCTGGGCCTTTTCGAGTTTTGCCGTTAGCTTTTGACTTTCAACTTTCAACTTTTCAACCTGGCCTAGCAGTTCCCGGCCTCGTCCTTCCGCCTCGACCGCGCGGTCCTCCGCCTGCGCCGAGTCCCTGCGCAACGCGGCAATTTCCGCCGCCTGTTGCCCGTTCAATAATTCCGCCTGCGCGGCCCGGCGGATTTGCGATTTCCAGCGGTAGTAGGTGACGGCCAACGCACCCACAAGTAGCACGGCAGCCAGCGCCAGGTACGGCGCCAGGGGAACGAGGATGGCGAATTTCTTCCAACGGTCAGTAATCATTCTGCCTTCTGCTTTCCGCCTTCTGCCTTCAATTCTTCGCTTGTGGTCGTCCCTTCCTTCCCGAAGATCGTCCGTACCGTCCCCACGCCCTTACCGACCAGGTAGAGGCTGCTGACGAAGAAAGTGAGTCCGGAAAGATCGGGCAGGAGGTTCGTCATCCACACGATCCGCGTCACCCAGACGATCCCGGCAGCCAAGGCCAGGAAGCATCCGAAGCGCCCAAAACTCACGCCGGGCTGGTCGGAGAAAAGCTGTTTCAAGAAATTCATCTTGTTTGCCTTCCGCCTTCCGCGTTCAGCATTCATTGTTCAATGTTCAGCGTTCGATAAATTTCCATCCTCGCCAGCCCGCGTGCGACGTACTTCGGATCAAACGTCTTCCCCTCGATCCGCGGCGTCTGGGGATCGTCATAAGGCGCGCCGGAATTCCAGCAGCGAAACATTTCCTCGAACTCTAGTTTGGGATTGAGTTGGAATCGCTCGACAAACTCGCCCAGGAGCCCGAGAGCGAATTTCAGATGGCTCCCGGGGTCCTTGAGGATGGCCACGCCGCCGGGGCGGTGCGCGACGTGGTACCCCATCACCTGGGTCAGCCCCCAACTGGTCGCCCAATCGCGCAACGTCATATCTTCCGTGGAAGCGACGAAATCGTGGGTGATCCCAGCGTATTCCCGCAGGAGGCCGACCCGTACGACGCAGAGTTTGCGGAAGACGCGCTTTTCGAACCGTTGAGCCTCGGGGTTGCCGCCCGATTCACCTGCAATCAGGGCAGCGAGAAATTCCTGGGGAACGGAGGAATACTTGCAGGCTTCCTGGATGGCCGAGGACCAGCGCTGATGAATCCGATTCATCAGCCGGGACTCGGGCGAAGTGGCACGCGCATCTTGCGCGTGATTCACGGGCGAGACGCCCGTGCCACGGTTTTCAATTTCGGTCTTCGCCAATTGGGCAGCGGCGGGCTCGAGCCACCGCCACCCTCAACGTCACGCCGGCCAGCGTGCCGTGATTTGCCGAGCCCAATTGCCCGGCAATTTCAATCCCTGCCCGGGTTTTTGGTTACGCAGTGACCCGGCGGGAACTCATACGACTTTTTCGAATGCCTTCGTCTCTCCGTAATCCGTCTTCGGCACGATCACCACCTTGCGGCCGTCACTGGCCTGCGCGACGTAAGCCGAGACCGGACCCAGGGGAATCGGACTGCCGTCCGGTAGAACCTCCACAAAAGCCACCTGGCAGTTGCAGGATTCCGTTCCCGGAGTGACGGATAAGATTTCCCCAACCACCTCACGGGGTGTGTTGTAGGGCTTGCCCTTCACCAGATCTCCGACCTCCGCCGGGGTCCCGTCTTTGTAGTGCGGCATGACTCCTCCGAATCTTTGCCTGCCCCGGTTTTTGGTTACGCGGAACGCCGGGCGAAACCGCCATCCCTCTATTGTGGTCGCCGCACATGGGACAGAGTCAAGCTCTTTCCGCCTGTCGCTGCAATTTTAGTCTCATTAGTGAGACTCCCGTTGCGGATCCGCTCGTCGGTGATGATTTCCCGCCCACATTCCAGGCAAAGTCGCCGCCGGGAGACTTCACGCTGGGTATGCCAGACCCAGCGAATTCGCCAATGATCGGCACCACAATCCGGGCAGCTCATGCTTCACCCTTTAGCCTTTACACTTTATGCTTTTTGGCCCTGTTTTTCGGCCGCCCCAGATCGCCATCGCTCAGATTCATGACTGGCTGGCCAGGTCGCCCCACCACTGCCCGGGGCCCCGAGCCGCGGCGCATCTGGTTGAATAATTCACGTTCGCTCGCCTCGTAAATCCTCCCCGGACGCCGATGTGATTCCCAGCAAACATCAAACGTGGGTCCCGACGGGCAACGCGTGATGCCGTGGGTGCGAATGAATTCGAGTTGGTCAGTGCTCAGCGCCACGGGTTACTCCTCAAGCGAAGAAAAGGCGAAACCGATTGTATCCTATTGAAAACATGCCAAATACAGTTATCCCTAGTCTGCCGATTTTGCTTGACAAACCTAACGTTAGGTATTATATTGAAGACGTAAGATGGAGATGAGAGATGGCAGGCCAGATGGTTCAAATCGAAATCGGACGCGTTGTGAAGGAAACTCCCAGGGCGATTCAAGTGGAGATCGAAGTCGGGCGCTCGGATGGCAGCGCGCGGAGTTGGACTCTCTGGCTGCCGAAAAGCCAAATCTCTATCGTCGGATCGACCGTTACCCTGCCCGAATGGCTGGGGGCCGAAAAGATGACTGAGGTCTTTGAAAAGACGAACAGCCTTATCGTGGTCCGGTATTCGAACGGCGATGTGATGCTGTAATTCAGAGGAGGAGATATGAATCGAAGTGAAGCTGCACGTCTGATGGGTTCGGCCCGCACGCCCGCCAAAATGGCGGCGGCGCGTGAAAACGGCAAACTGGGGGGACGCCCGCCGGGGAATACGATCCGGATTAAGGGACAACTGATCGAAGTCGTGCGCAAATTCCACGCGGGGTTGAAAGCCACGCATAATCGAGACGGCCGCTACAATTTGGTTTGGGCGATCACCGCTGATGGCCATATCTATCGCACCTACGGTCGCCGCGGGGGAACCTGGCGTGAGACTCGCGCTGGCGAGATTCCCCCACCCGCATTGACCGCTTGAATTAAATTTCAATCTTTGCTCCTATCGCCCCGGCCTGCTCCGGGGCGTTTTGTTTTTCCGTTCGACTTTCAACTTTCGACTTTCGACGGGGCGCCAACCGCGCGCGCACTTCCTCGATCTCGACGCCATCCCGGCGGGCAATCCGGCTCATGAGTTCTTCCGCTTCGCTCCAGAACTGTCTCGGGACTAGGGACTCGGGACTCGGGACTCGAAAACGCTGGATAAGACGTTCGCGCAGAATCGCGTGCCACTGGCCGCCGAAGAGTTCGGCGGCCAGTTCGCCCAACTTCAGCGCGCGCCAAGCCGCATTCGATCCGGAGGCTTCCTTGAGTGCGCGCAGCAGCCGGTTCGCCTCACCATAAGTAAGCGTGGCCCAAGTAGTCACGGGGCGGTGCAGGACCTCAGTCGACCAGCGATGCCGAGCATCGTCCTCGGAACATTCCCAAACTAGTTCCGGAGAAAATTTCGCCCATTCCGCCCGCAACGCCCGATGCTGCCATAAGGCAATCATTTTGCGGCGCGCCTGTGGCGCCCGCTGGGATTCGGTTTGTGTCTCCGTGGTCATTTCTTCTTCGGCAACCGAGAGATTTCGCGCAGGGTCTTGCAAAATAGTTCGATTGTCCGCGGTTGCATGACGACGGATTGGCCGTCTTGATCGATGCAGATTGCCCCATTGCTATCGACGTGAATTACAACAGCCTGTTCAGGGACCCCATCCGCGCCGCCGTCGTCCCAAATCACGCGACCATGGTTAAATACGTGGGTAACTGTCATCTTGTCCTCCTTTAATCCAAAATCCAAAATCTAAAATCGCAAATGGTCCCGCCCGTCCGCTTTGCCGAGGATGATCTTGCTCATTTTTTGACCTTCGGGACGTATTTAGCCATCACGGATCTACGCGCCAGTCTCAACTCTCTGGCGTCGTAACGGCCGTGGCAGGATGGACAGAGATTCATTTCCACGTAGAGCATCGAAGTAACGTGTTGCTTCCGGCAGTGTGGACAAACCACCAGGACTCGGTCGCTCATCGCACCCTCAGTTTTGGTAGCAGGCCATCGCGCCGCGCCTTGCGCAGGCATTGCCGTGCGGTACAGATGGTTCGAGGTTCGTCGATCCACCAGCAAAGCGTCGGATACACCCGCCAGGCAACCTGCACCGTCAAGTGGCACGGCGTAGTCTCGGTGCAACCGCAGTAGCGGCACCGGCCCGCTTTTCCCGACCCCGGTTCGGGATGGGGCAACTTTGGACTTTCGATTCTCGATTTCTTTCGCCTCATCGCGCCTCCGGGTTACCCATCATCCTCGGAAACATAGTGATCAAGACGCTCATCGATGGCCGTCAGGGAAGTCCCGAGCGCTTTTTCAATCACGTCGGCAAGCCCATCGGTGTCTGGTATTAGGTCTTCAGATTCAGACTCATCCATGTCGGACGGCCTGAAAATCTCTACCTTGAATTTTCTCAGAAGCACTTGTTTCCTGTGGCTCATCGCGCCTCCGGTGTTTCTCGGGACTCGGGGCTCGGGACTGGGGGTTCGCCCCTCGGCTTTGCTCGGGGCCCTGAGCCTGTCGAAGGGGGGTTCGGAATTCGGGTTTCGGGCGGCCCGAACCATTCCCACAGACCTAGTCTCCCCCCCGCCGGAATTGGTGGTTCGAAGATGCGAGTGATCGGGCCGAGCACCCACGCAAACCGCCCGCCACTGTACTCGCCAAATTGTTTTTCATTTGTGGAGAGCTGGTCCATGTCCAGAGTCCATGTCTTTAGGCAATCCTCGATCGATACGACGCAGAGGATCTTGCCCAGGGGAAGAGACTCAGGGTTCAAGTGATGCCTGACGAGTACCGTTGAGAACGGAGGGATAAAGCATTGGCGCTTGGCCCATCCGGGGAAGGCCTTCGAGGCGTGGATGGCCAGGGGTCCTCGATAGGCGGTGTACCAGGATCGCGTCTCGATCCGCTTTTCATTGAGCGCAATAAGTGAAGCCCAAGGCTGAGTTAGAGTGAGAACTTTCATGCTGACTCCTGATCGAATAAATTCTGCTGGCCTTCCAATTCCCGCGTGTACATCCCGCGGCCCGTCAAGGCTTCGATGGTTTTCAGTTCATCGATGGCTTGGCGCAGCAGAGGGCGCACGGTAGCGCTCAGTTCCTGGCGCGTCGAAATGACGTAGTAACCCACCGCCTTCTTGCCGTCGCGCGAGCCTCGGCAGGCGCCCACTTTCATTCCCGCGCGACGCAGGCGCCGCACGGAATCTTTGATCGAGCGGGCCATCAATTCCTCGAAATTCGACGCTGAGACATCGCAGGTGCAGCGCTGAGTGAGAAGTTCGCGGGTGATTTCGTCAATGGAGATCGCCTGGGCAGCACCCCGACGACGTGCGATGATGCCGGCAATATCGCGGTCCTTGGGGGTGAGGAGTTTTTCGAGCACTGCCAGGCCGTTGAACACTTCACCGGCGGATTGGAACCCGGCCTTCGACCGCCGGCAGTCGCATTCGATGACCGCAGAATGGCCGTCCTGGAGAATCGTCTTCCACCCGGTTCCGGTGCACAGCGCGCAAGGCGCGCGAGACTCGGGACTCGGGACTCGGGACTCGGCTTGGGATTCGGTCTTCATCGTTCAGCATTCATCATTCAGCGTTCAGCCTTCAGCCTTCTCATCGGGCCAGCTCTTTCCAGGATTCGACGAGGCTGGCGGCATCGACATATTCGCCATCGAGCCACGACCGCGCATCGAGGGCCGCATCGAGCACCGATTGGGGCCATCCCATCTTTTCCTGCTCGTCGTGGATCTCTGTTTCGTCCATGCGTCCTTCGAGGACTTGTATTTGCGCATCGATGGCAGCCTTGATCTCCTGCAGGCCAGCTATCTCGGCAGAAATTTCCTCAAGGACTGGTCTCGCCATTCCGACCTCCGCGTTGGGATTCGGTGTTCATCGTTCAGCGTTTAATTCCCCAGAATCTTCTCGATCCATTCCGCCTTGACGTCCAGGTCTAGATCGTCCCAGAGGTGATCGAGGGCCGCAGCGGAAAGATGGATGGTCGCTGTTTCTCGGGATTCGCGACTCGAGACTCGGGATTCGGGATGCCGCGCTCCCCGTCCGCCGGCCTTGCTGGCCTTCCCGGAGCGTCTGTGCCCACGCCGACCTGGGGCGCCTGGGCCCAGACCCAAGGCCACGCGGTTCACGCGGGCCGTGGCCGCAGAACATCCCAGCCGTTCGCCGATCTCCCGATCAGACAATCTCTGGGCGTGCAGGGCTTTCAATTTCTCAACATCAATCTCGATTTTCTTAGGCATGGCTTTCTCCTTGATTTCCGTAGTCGCGACGGCGGTCGCTGGGGCGCCCGTCGGCAAAACCTGTCCAAGGATCGGATAGGCGCCGTGGAAATGGTCGGCGCAGATCCCGCGGCCACTCGGCAGGAGGCGATGCGCTGGGGTTTTGCGTCCGGCATCTTGGCAGAGGTAACAATCCATGAACTTCAGCTTTCAGGCTTCAGCCTTCAGCTTTCTCATTGCGCGCCAGTTTCAGATAGAACGCCTCGTACCCCGCCACTAGCACGATGCCCTGCGTGCGGCAGGCGGCGATGATGTCCTGGTCAGCCTTTTCGAGGAACCGCCGCAGGCCCGGCTTCTCAGCCACGGGCTTGAGTTTGATGAATTTGCCGCCGTGGAACCCCCGCAGCCAATCGAAGGCGTCACTCGGAACCTGGACCGTGCGCGCGATTTTCTGAAACCCGACGATGGCTGGGCCCAGGACCCGCGCCTTGCCGACCGCGTCATGCCGCCGCTCGCAGAATTCACGCAGTTCCTCTTTGATGATCTCGAGTTGCGAGGTGAGTTCGGCAAACTCTGTGGCCGCGATTTCCGCGTCTTCCCAGGTTTTCAGTTCCATGATTAACTCCTCTCCACGGATTGACCAAGCGGCTGTTGCACCAAGAGACCGACCTTCTCGTCGACTGAGAGCCTGGACCACAGGCGGTCGAGTTCGGCATGCCGGGCGCGAATTGCGGCGCGGCGCGTGGCTTCGTCAGGCTTCAGCCCCCAGGTGGTGCGGATGCCGAGATGCCGGCGGTACTTGCGCACTGTCCATCGCGAGCAGCCCAATACGCGGCCGATGGCGCGGTCGGAGAGGCCACGCCCCACCAGCACTGGCAGCCGGGCAAGATCGAGATGGAGGCGGCAGTACATAGATCAGTTGGCAGTCGGCAGTCAATCCAAAATCTTCTTCGTGGGCGCGTGGCCGGATGATGGTGAAGCACATCCTCGCAGAGCCGGAATACAGCCTAGATGATGCTGCATAAGGCTGAACGTGCCGCACGCACCCACGAATCTCCTTTTCAATCCAAAATCGGCAATCGACAATCTACAATCTTCAATCCCTACGGCTGCCCCGTCGCATCCGCCAGAGGGTCATCGGCCGGAACACGACGTTCGAGTAGCGCGGCCAGATTGACGATGGCCGTGCTCTCGCAAACCGGGCAGTGGCCGTTTTTGGCGATGACGATACATTGGCAATTTCCGCACAGCGACGCTTCGGCCAGGGGAATCGAACTCACCGCCTGCCACGGTTTCGGTTCGAGCGAGTTGTAAGGTTCGGGCATGTCAGTACCCGGCCTTCTCGGCGCGTTTGATCGCCAGTTTTATCGCTACGCGGCGATACGATTGATCGTAAACGCTGAAGATCCTCCGGCTACTCAGCAGGAAAACATGACCCTCGAAGGCGCCGTGATGGTTCTGCCAGACCTGCATGCGAAAGGGCGCCCCGCGCTTCGTCTTGCCGCCGTATTCATCCAGAAGGATCATGAGAATCCTCTTTCCGGGGGCAATCCAAAATCTAAAATCAAAAATCTAAAATCAGCCGATTCTCTCGTTCTTATGGTTCTGGTTGGCGATCGCCGGATTCTCGCGCAGCGCTTTCGGCACGACGAGCGCCCGCAGACAGGCGATGGCCCTGTGGACCTCTAGTGGCTTCATAAAGACGGGCACACCCACGCGTCGCGCGTGCTCGGCCACTTCTGCGGCGCCGGTGAGGACCACGATCGGGATATGCTTCTTCTCCGCCCAGCCGGCCAGGCCAACCCAGTTCGGACGGGAGGCATTCCATATGCTCGTCGGTAGGACTTTCTGCGGCCAGGTGGGAAAAGTGCCGTCAGTCAGGATCCCGGCGATGCCGGGTCGGGGCTCGGGACTCGGGACTCGGGGCTCGGGGGTCGGGGTTCGGGACTCGGGTGAACAGATGGCCTTCACTGCATCATCGAGGTTGTCCGCCTCGAGGATTTCCGCCTCTGGAATCTCCCCCTGGACGAGTTCCGTCAGAAGTTCTCGCAGGCTAGGATCGTCTTCGACGATCAGTAGTTTCATGAGTCACCAGTTGCCAGTTGCCAGTTCTAGGGACCCCGATCTGATCGGGGCGCCTACTTCGGCTCCACGTAGATGCCTTCGTCCGCGGGCAACCGCCCGTCGTGGTAATCAATTCCCTTGGCGGTGATCTTGGCCAGCCTCACCCTGCGGACCCGGTGCGAGCGGTTGTACTTGTCAATCGACACCAGTTTCTTCTTCACCAGGTAGGTGATGTGAAGGTCTAATTCATCCATCGGCGCCGGATAGCCGAACAGTTGGAGGTTGCCTTGCACATCCGGGAAGGTTGCCGCCTGGGGATAGATCAGCGCCAGGTAGTAGAGGATCTTGCCGCGAATGATTGCGTTCTGTTGCGTCGTCATCTCAGTTCGCCTTCCGTTTCGCGCGCGCCTCGCGGAAATCCCGAATGGCGTTGAACAGTCGATGGGCGTTGACGTAGTGCCGATGGGTGACGGGATCATCGACGGTACACTTCTCCACGATGTCGGCGGCGGTGGTTTCCTTGAGTTCGCCTAGTTCGCCTGCGACCATCGCTCGAGCCTCCGCCGACGACGGGCCCACCACACGCAACTCCTCTTGTTGAATTCTTCCGCGCCACTTCTCGAAATACACTCCACGGCGGTTTTCGAAGATCTGCATCACGCGTTCGTTGCCGGCCACCAGAATGCCGAGGCCCGCGCGGGCGGGCCTGCCCGCCTCGGCGGGGCGCACGCGCGCGAGATCGCCAATCTCGCGTAATGTTTCCAGAGTCTCCACCCAACGATAGAGCGCGTCAGCTTCATCCATCACCAGGGCCACGGAAGTGCGGCGGCGCCGCAGAGCATAGAGGACGCTCTGGCGGATGGCCTCAGTAGATTGAGCGTAAGGCGCCCCCAGGGCCGCCGCCAGACGATGCAACAGAACGCTGGCGGTCATCCCCGAGGGTGATGACCGGAGGTAGACCAGGGGCGGTTCGAACTCCCGGGCCGCCTGCGCCCCGCGATATTCGAGCAGAAAACTTTTCTGCGCTCCGGAGGGTCCGTAGAGGATTCCCCAGCCGCCGGTGCAGACGTGCGCCAGCAGGTTATCTATCTGCCGGGTGGCAGTGGTTTCGTATAGTTTTCCAGGAGATTCCGGAACGGGAAAGGGGTTCTCCGCCATCCACTTCTGGATTACCTCGGCAGCCACATGGCCGTTGCTGTCTCCGTAACGCGCTCCGGAGACGAATTGGCGCAACGAGTAGACCGAATACCCGATGCGTTCCGCGAGTTGCGGCAGGGTAAGCCCGCTGCGCGACATGTAGATGTGCAGACTGCGCCGAGTTTCTTCCCTGCCTGCCGGGCGGGCATTTCCCGCAAGCAGGTCCGCGCTCACCGATGGCCGGGTGGTCTGATTCATCGTTCCACCCCAGCAATCGCGAATCTGCCGACATTGACCCCCCAGAACCGCTGCCGTTGGCGGGGTTTTCTCTTGGATAACTGGATTGGCCGTATCCTTGTTTCGGTTGTCAAGTCACCGGGACGGAATTTCCGATTTCGCGCCAGCCTGATGGCTCTCGCCAAACTCCCAAACCTGGTCCGATAGCTCGTTTCGTTTGGAAGGAGTCCCCTTCTACAGTCGGATGGATGTGGCGCCCTGCTTTGGGTGTGGATGAAATTCCTTATGTGCGCCAACAGGGCGGTGTCACTCCACCTCGCTTGGTCACGTCCTTGGATTCTGGCAAGTTTGAAAAGCCTCTCAAGAGAGCCGAAGTGAGCCTTGAGGGTATTCGGGGAAAGTCCAAACTCGGGCATTTCACTACAACTAGGCGCCCGTCCTAATTGCTCCGCGGCCTTGCGAAGGCGGTCAACGATCTGAACATCGCATAGGCCTCGGGAATTATCGGTTTCCGCAGTTCGGTGAGAGGAAACCTTGCGGGGCAAATGTGCAGATGAACGCCTCCACCGGTCGAGCGCCGCAAGCCTTCGCGTCTGACGTTCCCGATCTCCTAGGGCTCTTGCAATGAACGCCTTGCGGGTCGATTCTGAGAGGAGCGCGGATTTCGGGCGCAGGCCGTGCCGAATTTTGTATTCCCTTGCGTTCATCCCGTGTACGCGGATGTGTGCGCCGAGAGCCTTGAGGAATATTCCGCATTCGTGGCATTTCACCAAACCATTTTCCAGGTCATACTCGAGGGCGCCTTTGACCGACACACCCGATTTTTTATAAGGACCCTTAGCGTCGTAGAAAAGCACCTCGCCCGCGATGATGACGTGTGTGGCGTGTCCAACGACCTTCGGTTTCATCGCCTCTGTACCTCCGGCAATCCAAAATCAGAAATCACAAATCGAAAATGGGCCCCGATCAGATCGGGGCCCCTACCCTTCCTCCATCTCCAGGGCCCGGCGAGCGATTTCGCCGCTGGTCAGATGGCGTTTCCTCAGCCCCAGACGTTCGCCCACAAACTCCGTACTTGATGTCTCAGGATGCCCCAGCGGCGGCCGCGCCGGCGCGCCGAAGGTTGCGGGAAGGAGTTTTGATTCGACCGAGGCCTCCACCAACTCGAGCGGATGCCGCGCCTCGGCCAGCATTTGCTGCGCTTCGATCCCGCGCTTCAAGGTGCGCTTCAGGGCCGCGCGGCAACGCAGTGCCAGGCGCAATTCTTCGCGGTCTTCCGGCAGCCAATCGAATTCCGGCTTAACCCCAGCCACGCAGGAGGCGGTGCCGCCGGGGATGGGATAGATCACCGTCACTTGCTGGAGATTTCGGCGGCTGGTCAGGACCTCAACTTCATCACCTTGCAGGAGGAAGAGTTCCGGGGCCGTGTATTCGATGGTGCGACCGTAAAAAGTCAGATTCACCTGGCCGCCGCGGGCGACTTTCACGAACCGGCGGTCGGCGGTATAGAAATCCACCTGGTCGCGGCCCAGCGTGCGCACACCCTCCGCCGGCAGGCGGGTGTTCCACGCTTCCTGCGGCGTCATCCCTTCGAGATATTTTCCGCGCCCGCGATGCTGGCGGTTCCAGGTGTTCTCCGCCCAATCAAGAAACCCCCCGATGAAGACGTCGGCACGGAGCAGGGGTGAATGCCCCTGACCCGTTTTGAGCCACCTTTCATGCGCCGCTTCTTCGGCGATAAGTTTCTCGGGACGCTCATCGGGGCTCGCACCGCACCAGCCGGGCAGTTCGTGCGTCCATTGGTCGATTTCCGGATGCCACCGCTCGATGGTCTTCGATTGTGGATTGCGTCCGATGGCTTTCACCACGCGGACGTCCAGGCGTTTCCAGAGTCCCAACGCCTCGCCAAACAGGGCTTCACCGGAAACCTGGAAGATGCCGCCGAGAAAACGTTTGCCGACAAATTCCTTCCCCAGGTCCATATGGACCGCATTCGGCACCCCGGCGCGTTCCAGGGCCATGGCGTAGGCGTACATCACCAGGTCACTCGAGAGATACGGCCCGATGGCCGCGCCCAGCCAGCGCCAGCTCGCCACGTCGAGCACATTCACCGCCCAGATGCGCCCCAGACGCTCCCCACCATCGCGCAGGCGCACATCGAAAAGTTTCTGGTCGGTCACCCACAATTCGTTCGAGCGGAGATTGTTCCCGCGCGAGATGTAAGGCGCGCAGCGATCGGCATAGGCTTTCTCGCCCTGGCGCGCCAGAACACCTTCGGTCCGGGCGATTTGTTCGAGCACGGTGCGCGTCTGCCAGTAGGTCGGCTTCTCGTACTGGTGGCCGATTCCCCAGGCGCGTTGTTTGCTATCGATTTCTTGGAGTAACAGTTCGTGCGCCCGCCGCATAGAAAGTTTCGCTTGGCGTAGATAGAAGCCACGCACCGTCGGCCACATCCAGGCGTTCTCTGGCTCCGTGAAAAAGGTGTGCCCACTACGGCCGGGACGCGGCTTGGGACGAACCTGCTCCGCGATGGCTTTCCATTTGCCGTCCTGGGGCACGTTCGGATCGGCCAGCACCACCCGTGCCGGTTTGAGTTTGGCGTAGATGGAGGCCACCGAAACGTCGTGGAGTTCGGCCAGGGCGCGCACGAATTCGTGGTTGTTGCGCACTTCGATGCTGCCCAAGCGCTGCCCGCGATATTTCTTAAACGTTCCGTTCGTTGTCTGGGCCAGGATGTCAAGCCAGCGTTCGACGTATTCCCGATGCGCCGCGGGAATCGCGGCCATGGCGGAATCGATTTGCTGCTGGTAGGCCGAAACGCGCCCAAAAGGAAGTGCTGGCTGCAGGAGGGCCGCCGGAGAGGTGGGAACGATTGCGGAAGCCTCGGGGACGGCTTGCGGCGTGGGCGAAGCGAAGGCCAGGGCGGCTTGCTCCTTCAACCAGTTCTCGTACCCGCGTGCAGAAAGTGCGGTCAACGGCATCAATTTGCGCCGGGAATCTTCGGGATCGTTCATCAAGCCAATCGGGGCGCGTTGCAGGCGCTTCTTTAAGCGCTGATAGGGAATGCCCTCGAGTGCGGCGCCTTGCTCGAGCGGGATGTAACCTTTGCTAGCCATGGTCTTTTATGAAAACAGCATCACTTATCTTGCCCGACGCTGAAAAAACAGGTTGTATTGCTCGGGCCGGAATTCGAGATGTTCCAGAAACGCTCTCAAACTCGGGCCTCTCTTCCAATGCTTTTGAAAATGTTTAGCCAGTTCGATAAAGGCGATGCGGCCGGCTTCGGAGAATTTCAGGTCCGTGTCGCGGCACACTTGGAGCCAGACATCCTCGGTCCAGCGGGGAATCGCGAGACTCTTGGTGGTGAGCAGGTCGCCGTTCTCGGGAATCGTTACGGAGGGTTTCTCGGCCATGATTCAACGCCGGCCGTGCTCGTCAATTAAGATGGCGCGTTCGTATCCTCGCCGGATGGCGATCCGCCGCGCCTCGCGAATCAACGCCAGGCGGATGCGCTCCGAGCGCTTCTCGCCGCTGGCCACCATCGAGACGTAGGCCTTGGAAACACGCAGTCGCCGGCGCACGCGCTTGAAAGAGCCGGGTTCGCCACGCAGAATTCCCCGCACGATTGCCGGGACTTTCTTTGGACGATGGTTTGTGTTAGTCTTTTTCATTTGAATGCCGTGAACTCAGGTTCACCATTTGTGCGGCCCCAATTGTGTAGTACACATTTGGCCTTGTCAACAGGAAAATATGGGTCTGGAAGAAAAAGTTTTGCCGGCTAAAATAGGTGTTGGCGCGGCCCTGAAATTGCTAGGGGAGCGACTAAGGCTGACCCAGGACGGCATGGCCCGGAAGTTGGGCTGCACTTTCAGCGCTTACTCGAAATGGCTTAGGGGTGAACGCATTCCCAGCGGCCAATGGATGCTACGGATCCTGGCCCTCTGCCCGGACGAAGAGACGTGGGCGGCTTTTTTTGTTGACATTGGCGAAGTCGGCAGTAAGATTCGTTCCAGTGCCCGGGCCGAAGTGCCGATAGGAGAGAAGGAGGCGCCGCATCCGGGCGGCACACGCGCCAGTGGGAAACTCGCCTCTAGATACTACAAGCCCAACCCCAACCGGAGATGAGGTTCTCAACTGGCACAATGATGCGATCATCGCCGTGGACGAACTCTATGAAGCCGCCATCTCTGGCTCGGACGCCGCGCGCGAGAAACTTCATTCTCTTGCGGACAACCTGATCGAGGCAGCGGGCCTCTATGGCAGGCAAATCAGACGGGCGGTTAAGGCATGAAGGAGCTTCTTGCGGTGCTTGTTCTGCTTCTGGTTTCTTCTGGTGCGCCAATAGTCGCCGTCCAGCGAACTGATCAACAGAGCCAACCCCCCTTGACCAAACAAGAAAAAAAGAAATTGAAATTCCAGAAGAAGCAGGAACAACTCGAACGAAAGAGGCAAGAAAGCATCCAAAAGGCCGAACGTGTACGGCTTAGGTGCGTAGAAAAGGAACGCGAGAGGATTGAGCGGTACACTCCGGCGTGGATCTCAACTAGCCATACCATGGAGGAGACAAGGAACGCCCTGGTTTACAAACTGACCGCGCGCGGTTATGGAATCGCGACAGATACCAGCTACCAGTTGTCATTCTGGATTGAGGTGACCGGAGGGACCGGATTTCTCACACAACTCCTCCTGGGGAACGCTTATTCTGAAACCCCGAAACAGATCATCACCTTCACCCTGGTCCCCAGGGAAGGCCAGGTTGTGGTTCGCGCGACTGGCCTGGTGATGGTACGAATGCCACTCGGGAACATCAATAGTGTCGACACGACTTACGCCGGGAATTTTAAGAGAGACGTTCAAGGCCTGCTCGATTCCCTCTTTGATCCATAGAGACGCACCACCCGCCATCCGAAATCCCTTGACGCTATGCCCTTCCTTATATATAGTGGCCGTAGCCTCCATGGGGGTGCGCACCATGGGAACGTTCCCATTATCGTTTGACCTTGCGGGCCAGGTGATCTTTTGGAAGGCCCGCCGCGATCCAATCCTGCGAAAGATCCTCGATGAATTTTTCTCGCAGTCAGTAGCCTCAGGGATAACCTGGCCGTTGGGATTGCCGACAGGGCATTTCTATGGCCCGGACGACCTGGCCCGTGAGGCTGAGCACTTCGGAATGTCGGTCTGGGAGTTGGCGATTGCCATTCAATCGGGCAGAGCACGAGTCGTGGGCGAGGATGAGATCGCCCCTATTCTCCATCTGGAACTGTTGAACACCGCGGAAGAAGCACACCGAACCAGCGAAATCCCAGCGGCCGGGATCCCGAGGTTCGGCTAGGAGATGACGATGTCAGATTCTTGCTCTATTGTCCCACTCCAGTTTCAAGGCCTCCAGACCCAATGTGCTTGGGCGCCCGAACCCGTCTTTACGGTCGAAGAGGCTGCCCGGCTATTAGGCACGACAAAAAATAACCTCCTTCGCCATATCCGGCACCGGTACCCGGAGGTCAAACTACCCCCAAAGGTGTTCGCCAAATTGGTGAACGCCTTTGGTAAGTCGTTAACAGAGTATGGTGAGGTGAAGATCAACCTAGGTTCTCCAGGGGGTCCACAGGAGCATCTCTGCTTCACCCTTTATGGCCTCTTTCTTCATGGCCTATATATAAGGACAGAGGAGGCTCGCCGGTTCTGCCGGAAGTACCCTGAGTTCCTGGTTGGTCTGGCCATGGGCCGCATCAAACCGCCGGTCCGCCTCGCGCCCGTCTACCAGGCCATC